GTAGCCGTTTGTGCTAAAAAAACACCCTCATCCTTTGATGATTTACGCAAGTTACAATCACGACACAACACTTGTAAGTTATCCATGTCGTGAGTGCCACCATTCTTACGGCTAATGATGTGATCTATTTGTAAGTTCTCATCATTGCCACAGTATCTGCATTGTCTACCATCACGAGCGAACACTCGCTCTTTGTGGTTGCGATACTTACGGCTATTGAGTTTATCTATTGCCAATTGTATCGCTTCCAATGTTTATAGGACTTACACCAGTTAGGTTGACCATCTGCTGTCTTACCATATCTATGAGCAGTATATCTGTTAGACCAGTCAATCATGTCATATTCATTGAGGTCTCTGTACTTAGTGTTCCTCATTTGTATATAACCATAGTGAGAACCATTAACAGCTTTATGATTCCATGCTGATTCTTTGCCTATAAGAGCTGTTGCGCATTTGTAGTTCTTTAATGTTAATTGAGATCGTAAATACTCTTTTGGTGTGAAGTCTTTTGCTACAGGGCTGTGTGCAGTATTGCATAAGACAATACTCGCCCCCATAGCAATCGCTACCACCCGAGCTATCCGCGAGGCGGCTCGTGCTGAACGCCTGAAGCGTTCTAACGATTTATAGCGTAGCATACGACTCCAAATCCATTTGTATAACCGCAGGTCAGAACGGCGTTTCTACTTGTCTGTTGAATAGAATCCTTTGCCCTTAAAGACTAAGCCAGGTACTGAATAGATGCGATTAGCTTGTGCGCCGCAATCTGTGCATCGAACTAAATCATGATCCATAGATAGTTCGAGCTCCATTTGAGTATTACAGATAGGGCATCGATATTCATACATTGGCATTAAGCGCTTCTTTCTCACAGGTTTTGCACTCCATTTTCTCAATGATCCAACCACCACATTTATTGCATCTGATGGGATTTAACTCTAAAGGAATCTTGTCATAACCTGCTCTCAGCAATAGCTCCACCAAAGCATGTAATGGTAATAGTGCCGCATATTCAGACACTAATGTCCCTTGACCATTACAGCGAAGAACAACCACCCCAAGTTTCCCACTCTTAGTTGTCCTTGCCTTGCTTTGGCGAAGCCATGCTAGCGGTGCGAATTTGGCTACACCCTTAACTTCCACATCAAAGGGAAGATTAACGATGTCACCAGACGGATCTGCACCTCTTCCAACCGTAGCGTATTGCCACCACTCCCTCAAGTAGTCAGCGACTAGCCTTTCGGTTGCTAAGCCTCTATTGCGCCTGTGATTCGTCATCAGGCTCTTTCGTTACATTCAATGCAATGTGTGAGACTGCATGACATTTTAGACAGGTAAGAAACACCTGGTCATTAGCTTCTGGAGTAATAGCCACAGGTTCATTGCAAAGATCGCAATAGATAACAATATCCTGCGGTTCTGTGAACTCTCCGCCCATGATGGTTGCTGTGCCATCATCAAATATTACCATTTCGCCCATAGTTATACCCTTGCCTTCTGTGGTCTCCAGTTGCCTTCCGGACTTATTTCATACCAAATAACATCTTCGCCTTTAGGGCATCGATTGATTTCACCAGTAGCTGCTGCAATGCACTTAAAATGACCCCACGGCTTATTAGCCTTTGTCATTCCATGCGCCCAGTGCATCGCGCCATGAGGACAACGAGGAACATCCTTCTCAGTTGTGCCACCAATAATGTCCTTTACAACTGCAACTGCTTCAGCTGATGTCTTAGGTGCTGCAACTGTTTTAATAGTCCACGGATCTTCTTCATTTACGACAGGGATATAGTCTTGCTTTGGCTCTGCGAGTTTTGTTCTCGCGACCTTAACCATTTCCTCTCGCGATGGGCGAGGCTTTCCTTCACTGTGTTTGCTAATGCCGCCTGTGTGGAGCGCTCTGCCAATCGCAGAAGATTCCGCGTTTTCGCATGCGCTAGTTGCATTAACACCGCGAGTAGAAATCGTCTCCTCAGCGAGTCCAGTGGCGAACGCGACAGGATCGGCATAAGTTTTATAAATGAACGCCTGAACAATATATCGTCCTTCTTGCGCAGTAACCAATTCCGTTGCAATTCGTCCATCAGGATACTTCTCCCAAAACTTTTCTAGTCGTTCATCTACTGTTTCATAGTTTTCTAAATTAAACATAAAGTTCATCCGCCTCTGTTTGTAGTTCTAGTGCTATTGCCAAATAGGCTATTGCATCAATGTAGGAATCTTCGTGACTTGGTGTCTCTGTGATTCTGGCGAGTTTGACTTCGACCATTGCAAGAGCAGCTTGTGCGTCTGTGATTGGGTAATCAAATAGACAGGATAACCTTGCAGCGATGCGACCTTGATTGATTTTCGGATGACCGTAGACCTTGCCACGATCTTGCATGATGTCGATTGCATTGATAAGCGCCTCAGTTGCTTTCATCGACCCACCTGCTCATAATACTTTCGGACTGCTGTGCGACCATCTACCAGCCCTTGATCGTAGCCAACCTCTTGACCTAATCTAAAGGAGAAGTAAGAGATTAAGCCAACACCTGCAATCATCAGAATCGTTAATGAATTGATAATCATTTTGCCCTTTCTTGCCCCGTATTTCGGGAACAGGAAGAGTGTTGCACAGCTAGTGGGATTTATTCAGTAGATTTTGATAACGAAACGGTAACAACTCTGAGTCATCCATATGGTCATCAATGTCTCTGGATATGTCGTTACCGAGCGCGCCCGTATCTCTTACCTGACACAACGAATGTCCCATCCTTTTCTAGGTTAATGATGCTGACCTGCACATTCGTGCCTATTTCCTCAATGATGATGAACGCCTGTTGCCAGTTCATCGTGCCCTTAGTGTAATGAGCCTGCCTGACATCCATAAGATGCCCTGCTTCCCATCCCCTCAGAATGCGCCCTATACGCCCGCCAGAAGCCTCTGTAAAGGCCGATTGGCCTGCCCTATGTGTGTGCCCACATATAACGCTAATACCATGCCTACGGGCCGCCTCTAGGGCTGTAAGACCAGGTGTAGGCTTTACGCTCTGCTCGTCTCCATGAACTGCCACAATGCCCCTAGCAATGGCGTAGGGCTTCTTATGGTAGGTAATTCCTAACTCATCAAGTTTCATAAACTTCTCAAAGCGCAACTCAGGCAATGCCAAGAAAGCAGGAATCTTCTTCATCGTGACATTGTAAAGACGGTCTGTGTGATTGCTGCGGATCATGTGAGCCTCTTTAGAATGCTCGACTAATGACCAGAGAACTTCAACAGTCTCGTCTCTGTCAGCAGCTAGTGTCTGCTCGTACCATCCTGGAGTGTTTTCTGTCCATCGTGATATTTGTGGGAGATCGATTTCATCTCCGAGAGTAACGACAGAATCGGGGCGAAACGCCTTAATAAAACTTGCAACATTTTTAACAGCTACTGCATCGTGATAGGGAACTTGTAAGTCCGGAACTACTACGGTTCGCTTCATTCATCCTCATCGTCATACCAGTCTGGCTCTGGGATATTAGGGTTGATTGGGTTAGGCAATATCCATTCAGGATATGCGCTTTTTTCCACAATAATGGCAAGTGCCTGATCAACAGGGAAGCCTGCGCGTCTGAGTGCTCTAAACATCTCATGCACTCCGATTGCCCAAGCATCTAGCTTTGAATAGCCTTCATCCGTTAGCTTCTTAGTTGCTTTTCTTGCCATGACAAAAATTATCGCTCTAGAAGGATGTTATAGATTTCATCGACACGCGTATTGAGTCGCTTAATTTCTCCCAATAAATGTGTGATGACATAGCCAGAGAGTCCACCGATGATGGATACGGTTGCGATGTAAAGAGTAAAGAAGTCTTGTTGTGTCATTTTTTCGGGGTCGCATATCCGAATACACCTGCAAGCACAGCCCAAAGAATTGCGCGGTAATCTACATCGAAGTTAGTTGCAGCCCAAGCTGAGAGGAATGCACCAGCTGTAAGGACGAGAGGGTTTTTCATGTTCATGTGTTTGCTCCTAGCATTGGAATTTGGAAGAACGAAGAATCTTTGTCACCCTTTTTGGTAAAGCTGATATGAATGTGATGATCGTGGCGATTAACCCCATTGTAAGAACGCCAACGCCAAAATGACTTAGATGAGGCAATTCGACCTGCGAAGATGACATAGGAAATTCGCTTGTCCTTCTTGGCGCATAAGCGTATTTGGTCGGCAAGATAAGCACCTGTGCTGGGGCGTGAGTCGAGGTCCTTATCCACATCAATAGCCCTGACGATTCCGTTAGACGGATCGGGATTGTGGTCACTCTTACGATTGGAGTGTTTGGCATCGCCTATCCAACCATCAGACTTACGGTCTCTGTCAAGGAACGCATCATCAATCTGCTCACGAAGTTGCTGACCAGCCTTGCACAGTATTGGCTTCATTATCCTAGAAGTGTTGCCAATTCATCGGCTGATAGTCCTAAGCGATCAGCAATAGCAGCTTTAGCATCTGCCTTAGCTTGTGCCGCTGCATCCTCTGCTGCTTTCTGTGCAGCGTAGGCTGCTGCATCGGCTTCGCGTTGTGCTACTTCTTCTGCTGTAAGTTCAAGCTCTTGAACCTCGCCTGTTTCACAGTTTACGATGATCTTTGTATCTGCCATTTTCTTCTCCTTATGATTTGGAAATGCCGTAAAGGGTTGCTGATGAGTATTGCAATATTGTGTTGCCTGAATATGCTCTTAATTTAATGGAAGTAATAGCAGAAGTTCCTGTGTAAATAACAGCGCCTAAATGGTCAAAACCTGCTGTACCGTTGTTTTCAGCAACTCCATCGTAAGAACCTGATTTTTGAGTGCTTGCTGTGTAGTTGGGAATATAAACCATTGAATTACCAAAGGTGTTGGCAGTAGCAGTTGTACCATTTCCTAATCCTGCTAAGTAAAACAAAGCATTAGATGAGCCACTACTACTTGCCGCTGCTGAACCATCGCCTGTTAATCTTCTGAAAGAGTAATTAGCACCAGTATCAGAGTTAAACTGAATATTCATATCGGCTGCGACTGAGGCATCATTTACTCTGCAAGAATGGTAAATAACTAAATCTGTATAAGTTGACGGAATAGATGTAAAATCAATACTGCTAGACCCACCTGCTCCCACAGTTACAGTAGCGATTTTAATAAATGTATCTGGCATTATGCCGCCTTTATTCCGTAGAGGGTTGCTGTTGAACCTGATACCCAGTTAGAGCCATCTGCATTGAGAATATCTACCTGAGTGATGGCTGCTGTATTTCGCCATAGACCAACAATCGCGCTCGTAGAGTCCGTTGGACTGTTGTTACGAGATAAGAAAGTTTTGTTAGTTGTTGCATTGGAGTAATTCATTAACTGAATTAGTTGAGTGCTAAACACTCCAGATGTTGAAGTTGCACCCTGAACTTGCCCTGCGTAAAAACCTGTCTGTGATGTGTTTCGAGTAGATGATGCTGATGATCCATTTCCGTTCAAGGTTGTTCGGCTGTAAATGGCTGAAGTGCTGCCATTTACTCTAATCAAAGTATCGTGTACTCCAATAGAAAAAGAGCTTCGCAAAGAACATACAAGCACCAAGTCTGTATATGTGCCTGAAATTGAAGTAAATGAAAAGGTTGATGTACTACCGCTT